TCTTTCTGTGGGCATAAAGATGAGGTGCGTCTTGCCACCAACAAAGAAAAGCAATTCCTCTTCGATAAGATGAAAGAAAGAGGCTTACAGTGGAACGCCGAGGAGAAGCGAGTAGAGAGTATAAGGTGGAGAGCGAAGAGAAGTGAGGAATATCATTTCATGAATACCGATTTAACTACGGTTATATCTATTGACTTAGATGACGATGTTGATACGAACCGTCATAGTGCCTTCAACTATTTTCGTACTAAAGAATATACCGCCGAAGCTGCAAAGCGTGTGAAAGAAACTTTGCGAAAGTACCACGAGGAGATAGGAGAATAAGCGATGGACATTAAAGACATCAAAATCGGTGACAAGTTATGCGTACGCCATGACGGGTTCCCAATGACAGTCGTGGGGCTTAATTCCTCCCTTGATGATCTGAACAACGGAACTGTTTACCTTGACTTCGAGGAAAACGAGGGCGACATGTGGGAAGAAGAAGCAAAGAACCTTATACCCTACAAAAATAAGGCTTAAATACTAAACTAAAACGGGGGTGGCGTGCATCAAGCGTCACCCCTAACTAAAACTAAAAGAACGAAATGAGAACGAAAATAAACATTCTTCTGTGGGGCGCATCCTTTTCATGGTGGATATTCACTGCAATGGAACTCATGAATCATGCAGAGTACAGAGATATAAGCATGACACTATGGGGTGCAGCACTAAGCGTGGGAATGATTGTATTTAACTTCAAAGCATGGACACATGGAGAAAAGAAAAGAAGATAACAACACTGTAAATATGCTTAACGACTTCTTAGAGGGTGCAGGGCTTGAAAGGTTCGACCCAATGGACGACATCAAGCATAACGCACGGAGAAATGGAATTAAAACAGACATTAAATTTGAAAGTACAGAACGATAGACTATGATGGTATATGTAGCACTTTTTTACGCATTCATGGCGTGTTGCTCCTTTCCCTTGATACTTCGTTGTATCGTGGAAAATGAGGGCATAGCAAGTCATGAACAGTTTTCCAAAGCGGTTGTAGCGTCCGCAATGTGGATAATCAGTATTCCAATATTATTAATCAAAAGAGGAGAAAATGACGGAGAATGAATATAAGATAAAAAGCCGTGTTCTTAATGCAAGGATAGTAAACACAAATGCACGTTTCTTTCCACGATGCATGAGAGCACTTCTACGTAAATATGCTCAACTTGACGCAGAGTATTATGGTGTTGATTACGAGGAACGAAAAAGGGAACTATACGAACATTATGGCGTATCGGCTCCCAATAGGAGAAATACTCATGGGTAAAGCACTTTTTATCCTTATCGTGTTTCATGTCGTGCTTACCACATTGAGCCTTATGGGAATTATTAATATTCCGTGGTACATCGTGGCGGCACCGCTCATGATTCCTTTTGCCATGATAATGGCATTTCTGTTATTAATACTGTTTGTTTACTTAATTCAACTTTTATAAATGAGAGTAGTTTTAGATATTCTTCTTGATGGGAAGAACATGGATAAAATATATAACCTGCCATGTGTTATGTCGGTTACAAAGGATGCGGAAGGGAAACCAGCCGCTATCCTTGGCAAAAGCCACACCAAAGGACGCACGATAGCACGCCTTGGCGACCATATATGTCAGTTTGAAAGCGGTCTATGGCAGGTTTTTGGAACAGAAGCAGCAGGACGTATAGAGCATGGAGGGGCATATCGCAATGAATAAGTTCAGTTCACATGTCCTTACTGCAAAGGAGTTCAGTAAGGCTATAGGCATAAGCGATAAAAGCCGTGAAACATATACACATGTATCAGCACTGTTTCATACTATCATCGGTGGTACAAATGATGTCGCACACTCAAATATGCTTGACGCAATAGACGAGATAAAGCAGGCAGGACTTTACAGACAGAGAGTTAAGAAAGCATGTAAAGAAGCTATCTCTCGGTATGAGGACTTTGAGAAACGTAACATGGAGGATATGAGGAATGCAGATCGTGATAAACGACAACTGTACATGGATTATCTCGATAGCGTCAATACACGCTTAGAGCCACATGTATTCATCCTTCATCAGTCCATCAAACGAGTACTTGACAGAAAAAGGATAGAGGATAGTGGCTTTAAGGCTCGTATCATACTTGTTTATGAACTTCTTAATTATTCCGTTGAGTTGTTTGACAAGTTTATTGAGAACTGTCCGCCATGCCCACCCGTCAACTTTGCGAAGACATATCAACCTGCACGCCTTACGGGTGTCCGTTCTGCATGGAGAGAAGTAGAGGAAGCGTTATGTAAAGACTGTGCGGATATTAACCTCAATGAGGATAATAACTGCAAAATGGCTTTCGATATTATTGAAACAAAGCTTGTATCAGAGCAAGGCATATATGAAAGCGGTGAAGCCGCACTTGCACTGAACCCACGTGAAGCACTCGAAGCCGATAAAGCCGTCCTGCAACTTGACAAAGAAGAACATAAGAAGTTTATCCTCACAGACAATCAACGCAAGTTCCTGAAAGAAAACTATCAGACGAAAACAAATAAAGAACTCGCTGATACTATCGGTTGTGGACTGACGAAACTTCGTGAGTTCGCAAAGGAATTAGGTTTAACTAAAAACAAAATAGCATGAGCAAACAAGACTTTTACGACCTTATGCAATTTGCACGGTCAAACAATCTTATGAATGTTCCTCTAAATATCGTTATCCAAAAGTACAGAATTTCAAAAGGGAGTGCCATGTAGGTGCTCCCTTTTTGCGTTTATAGACATAACCAAAACCCCTACTGTCCTCTCGGATGGTAGGGGTTGCTCCTAAAAATAATCACTTACCTAATAATAACTAAAAAACTAAATCAAATCCAATTAAGTATTAAAGAGTTCTGCTTTTCGTTTATCTCCTACAAAGTTAGCAAATTATCGTGAAAGATGCAAGAGAAAACGGAAACAATTTCCTTTCTGATATTATATCTTTCTGTACTTCTTTAGTAGCCACACTACAATGTACGCTATGACGGCTAAGAAAGTAGCGGAGAGAGCACCTATTGCCCATCCTCCAACATCCATCTTGATTTTTTGCCACCGAGTGAGTTCACGTTCTATAACCTTGGGTACTTCAATGTAATCTCTCTTAATTGCCCTTAGACTGTCATTGCTTGCTCTGTAACGGTCTATCTGTCGTTGCAGCGTTAAGTTGTCTACAGTTGCGTGCCATCGGTCACGATAACGGACGATAAGGCGTTCCTTAACTTCTCCCTGCTCGTTCTTAACAATCACTACACTGTCATGGATAGCTACACTATCACGGACGTTTACTATCTGTCTTAAGATTAAACTATCCTTGATGTGAACACTATCCCTTTTTGCCATATACACCGTGTCTGTGTGAATAGACTGCACAGGTACGTACATCTTATGCGAACACCCACAGAGGATGAGTGCCGCAATAGCAAGCAAAGCTACCACCGATATAAGGGATATGACAAACACCCTTATGCTCTTTTCATAATCTTTTTCGTCCATAGTCTTTATACTCCTTAAACCTTTAATGAAAAACACTGATGTCTTTGTTTCCCGTCTTCAGGACGTTTATAACCCACATGCACCCAACGGGCGGTCTTCGACTTCTCAATAATGATTTGGTCAAAGCCATAGCCCATCCTTGAAAAATCAGTTGCGAGGAAGCGTTCAAACTCTGCCTGCTTGCCGTTGACGGGCTGCAAGTCTGCTGCATAGCCTGCTACGTGTGCGGAGTTCTTCACTCCGCCTACTGCTTTGTTTAATTCAGGACTTCTATAGCCGCTTGTTATCCTTATTGCAGGCGTCCCAAGCGAATGCTCTGCACAGTATTCCTCCCATTCTGCACGGATACTCTCTAAAAGGATGATTGTTTCCGTTAAGTGCACCCTTACTGTCGGTGTGGGGTTGTTGTCAATCCCCAACCGACTTGCGGTTGAGGACTGAATTAATTCTCCTATTGTGAAATTTGCCATAATACTTTAAATTATAGTAACTGATACCCCTTGGTAAGGTATTCTTCTGCTTTTTGAGGATATTCCATATCAAGCGAGCCAGAATATTCGCCATTTCCTGATATATTAGGCATGAAAGGTTGACCATTTGCATCTTTAACGGCTTTCTCCTTATCTGTATAAGGCTTAAGGGCTTCAAGTAGCCACCCTCCGAATTGTTTTCCACCAATCTCCCCCGTAGGTTCTAAGAATATCTGCTGAACACACCCAAAGCCCAAGTTGCGAATTAAGGTGATAGCGTGCTCCATTTTGTTAGGGTCAAACTTCAAACGAAGGATTCTAATACGTCCGCCATCTTCATAACTTGTCAGTTCTTCGCTATCATCGGAATTGCGATAGTTCACCCAATCTTCGTGAGAAGAATTGCTATTGACGGCGACACTCATTTCCTTTGCTATCTCAAACCCATCGGTTAGGTGAATGGTCAATACATCGAAATAAGACCCGAAAAACATTGCACGAATATCCATCTGACTTCTCAATGTAAGGCTTAGGTTGTTTAAATAGACGCCTGCGAATAGTCGTTGACAATTAATCGGAAAGCCTATGTCCGTCGAATTAGCATAATTCCTTAACAAGGAGATAAGTCCTACTTGTTTAATCAATGGCACTTCTTCAAAATCCTTGCTGGCATCTGTTCCTAATGCCGTCGTCACCTTTTCCTCCAAAGTGCCATCATGGAGCACGTCTGTAGGAAAATTGCCCAACTCCTCCGATGCTAAGGCATCCAACACTGCACTTCCTGAATTAAAGAAACCAATAGCACCTGTTTCAGGATGAGTTTTCATCACCTTAACCGTTGCTTCGGTAAGTGTCTTTATCTCTGATGGCAGTTGAACTTCTTTCTCCACGACCTTTTCCACGATTTTCTCAACGGGTTTCTCCACAATCTTTTCTACGACTTTCTCAACCACACGTGGCTCAGGTAGTCTTAAGTCGAGCGCATCGCCGTTATCATCAACAAGAACGACAGGTGCTTTTGCCTTGTACGTCTCCTGACGTATTCCATCCTCTGTGTAGTCTGCATCGGGGTTGTCAATGACACATTCTACCTCGATACGTCCTTTGCCAAGTCCGTGATTGTCAAAGAACACAATCAGGCGATCGCCATCCTGCTTACAGTGTTTACATACTCCGTTCTTTCTCTCTGCCTTGTACACGGTAAAGCCGTTTTCAGTCTTTGCAGCGATTGAAAAATCGCAATCAGGAAAGGCTACGGGCTGACCGTTCTTAACCAATTTTACTGCAAGTGGGAAATCACTCTTATAATTGATACGTGATAATCCCTCTTCATGTCCTTGAGTTTGTTCACCAAGTGTTACTGTTTCCATTTCTTTTTCTCCTATTTGTCTGTGTTGTTAATTATTCAATAGTCGCCTTGTCGCTATCTTGTGTTGGGTTAGTTCCAGTGGTATTGAGGTATTCTCCTAAATATGGTATTTTGTCTACCATCTTAAGCGTTAACACGTAATACACGAACCCTGCTACTTTCCACATGGTAGTGTCTTTAACAAGCATTATCCGCCAATTTCGCACGATATTAGTTGAGTAGAACCATATTGCTACACCACATAACACCTTTACTACGCCCACAGTTTCATCTTCATTGTGCAGGAAATGCCCTGTAATGAATACCGCTGATGTCATAACAAAAAACAATGTGCAATGACGAAAGAATACCATTGATTTTTTCCAGTCCCAACGCTCGCCTTGTGTCATGCCTGCTATCCATCCAAACAGATAGTTAAGAGCAAAGACTACTACCATTGCATACATGAAGTCACGAATGGGAAAGAATATCCCTAAAATACCACTTAGCACGCTACCTAACAAGTATTTAATTTGTTCTATATAATTCATAGCAGACAAAGTATTACTCCGACAACTGCACCTACCACACCAGCAGCTACGTCCTTTAAGTCGAACTGCTCTTTGCGGAGGTAATAATCTACACTCTCTTTCGCTACCATTAGTAGCAAGACACCTGTAATTGCAGGGAAAGCCCACGCTTCAACATGGGCAAGCAACTTACCAATCACGAATGCTAAGATAAGCCCTGCAATGAGGTGCAAGTACTTGTCACTTCCTACCTCTGCGAGTTTACCGAATACCCGATACACTCCGTCTAAAAACTTTCTCATAATTACTCCTTTTTTTTGTGTTGTTGTTATTGTCGTTATTATCAATTCATATCACGTCCCGAACTCGTTATGATACCTCCTCCAACGTCCGTTATTTTGGGTGTTAGCCATTCGGGGTTAACATACGTAAACTCTCGTACTTCTCCACCGTTCAGAATTATTACTCCCTCTTGGGTGACTGTTGACACGTTGACGCCATTATTCCCATTAAAAACCGTCCATGCCTTACCGTATCCTATACTTTTTTTGTCGAAAACATAAACGCCTGAACGGGTGCAATTAAATATCACCATATCAATACTTGCCCCGTTGGGTATTTCAAGTGCAGGATTCATTTCTTCTGCGCTGATAGGGTCTGTCGGGTTGTTGATATTAGGGTTATCAACGTCTACAAGTGTTCCATCCTCTCCGAGAACTCCTTGTCTGCCTGGACTATATAGCGGTATTTTGTATGCCGAACCCTTGACATTGGGGTTTGTCCTACTTGGAAAAGAAACAACACCGAGTTTAATTTTTATACCTTTGGAATCAATGTGTCCCGTATGGTGTACGTACATATATTCGTCTTGTATCACTGCACATATACGGGCATTATGTCCGAACTGGCCACGTACCCAAAGGTCGCTTGTCAAAAGTCTTGTTATTCGCTGAATGCCATTTACGGTTTTTAAGCCTTGAAAAACTAAGTCTCCCGTAAACACCATTCTTCCGCTTCCATCAAAGGTGATACCGCCTACTATATCTTTTCCGTCATAAGACATACAGTTTAATCTCTTAAACGACCCCTCTACACCGTCAAGATTACCCCTGAAAGTACTGTCACCCTCAACGGTGAGGTTCTTAAAGATTGCGTTCTTAGCGTCAATCGTCTGTGCTTGTATGCCTGCTGCAACGATTTTCACTGCGTCAATGAGTTCCGCTGATAGCTTCCCATCCTTGATGAGTACAGTTTCCTTTCCGCTATTATCAACAAAAACAGTCTTGTCAGACTTCACTCTGAACTCACCATTTTCAAGACGTAACTCAACCTCTTTTGCCTTGTCCTCTCCCGTTTCACCATCTGCGGGTATCCATGACGCTGCACCCTGCGTACCCTCTGTAAGGGTCACCCAATTAACCGTAACCTCGCCGTTTTGACTTTCTTTATCGGGAAAAGGGTAAGCATCAAACTTGTACATACCATCGATAGATGCTTTGTCTGAAGGTATACTGAACGTAATGGACGATATGGTATCTGAGTTATTGTCAATATCCGTATTCGCAGACCAAGCCCAATCCTTTCTGAATATATAAGCACGTAACATCTGCCCATTAGCACGTGTAATGTTGTTTGTATGTCCGCAAATTGTCAGTGTATAAACTGTATCGGGCTTCAAAGGTATCATTACATCGTCTCCTCCTATCCCGTACGTCTTGAATGTTCTATTCAGTTGCCCTCCTTTAATGAGGTTCTTTACACCATTCTTTATCCCGTCTACCTTAAGGGATATACTGTCAGCGGTCTGCTTGATAGTGGTTATATTCTCTCCTTGCTGCGACACCGTTGTACGTAAATCGCCCACCACGTCAACATAGGAAGATGATTCCATGATGATTTGCGCCGTACGTGTGTCAACGATCTTGTTTGTCTTGTCCTTTAGTTCTATGATAACATAGTCAGGACGATTCTGTGCCTTTGAGTAGTTCGTTAACTTGTACGTACCACTGTTCACCGCTCCGTTTGTCATGGCGATAGTTACACCGTTGTTCATACGTGCAGTGACGTGATAGCCTTGTGCGCTGCCTGCTTCCGTTGTCACCTGCGCACCCTTGACGTGCTCGATGATGTACGAAAGGGTTACATACAGTGCGTTGTCCACTCCAACGACTGCTTTTTCACTCTGTGGCTGCAAACGATAGTATTCTGCGTCTGCACCGTTTTTCACGTTGTGGAGAGGTATTCCCCCTCTTGCTCTTATTCCCATGTGTTATTCCTCTATTATGCAGTCAAAGTATGCCGTTGTAAGCACCTCCGCTGCTGATACTGTTATCCGCCTACCTACTTTCTTATGTGCGTTGTTCCACGCTGCATCTGTGTTCTGTCCGCTTGTACGTATCCATGACCATGCCGTATTTGGTATGGTATTGGAAATGTCTACATTCCCTTTCCTGTATGTCGCTAACAGAACAACGCTACCTTGTGAATTGTATATCGCTCCACTCTCAATAGTCACTTCAAGGCTATAGGCTTCACCTTCTGACACCTGCTTTATCCACTTTGTACTTGTTTCGGATGGTGCTTCATTGGTGGTCTGTCCGAGACCAACGTTACAGAGCCATAGCGACCCGTTATAAGAGAATCTATCGTAATGCCCTGCTATCGTTCCGCTGACCCACTGCCCTCTATCACATACTATCGGTGCGCTTATTCCCGTGCCTGCCCCTGATATTACAGTGAATTTGTCTGAACGTACAGTTGTACCCTTGGGAGAAAACTCACTTACAATGTGTGAAGTAAGGTTGTAGTTATTGATACCTGCATAGTCCACACGCTTACCCTCCGATACATAGATGATATATGCACTCTGCCTGTCGGTATCAGTCTGACTTCCTAATTGTATAAGGTCGTCTTCTGCCATTGGTACATCGTTCTCTACGCTTGTATCATAGCCCACACAGATATAACCCCTTTGTAGGGCTGCATCTGAAATGTTAACAGTGCCACGGATATTTGAAAGGTCTATGAAGTGATACATCTTCCCGTTTATCGTTTCCGTTCCTTTATTGACCACTAACCGCCAATAGTATCTGTTAGCTGCACCACTCGTTGTGCGTGATATAAGATTGTCAGTCTTGCACATGGCTTGGTCGCCTATCCTCCAATCGTTGCTGATACGCTTGTCACCATCATCAGCGAGGAAGTAACAACGGTATGCGCTTACAGTCTTTCCGCCTGAATTGACGCTATAGGATAGAAGTGCGTTATTAACAAGCACCTGCCTACCTGCTGATGTGAAGTAGGTTGTTGAGTTCACAATAGGTGCTCCCTTATCGTCAAGGGGTATAACACCGTAAAGGTGCGCACTTGCCGAGGTAAACCCAACGTCACCCGTTGTAAATGCAAGGCGTTTATACTCCAATGCTGAAAAGGTTGCTTTCTGCCTTACATTGAGTTTATCAACCTCTGCTATGGACTTTCCGTATTCGTCTTTGTATATCCCAAAGCCTGCACCGTCCAATAGCCCTGCGTGGAAGTCACTGCTTTTAACAACATTAGCAAGCACTTCTCCGAGTTCACTAAACCCATATCCATTCTCACCTACTTTGATACCCTTTAAGAATGTTATTAACTCTTGGGCAGTGTCAGGGATATTCTTTCTTAGAAACCGTGGGTCAACATAGTTCTTTACTAACTCGCTTGTTTGAGTGGAGTTCAGACCGCCACCGCTAAAATTACCCGATAGGATGTTGTTTACATCTTCCTTTAATTGCGAGATAGTACCCTTTACAGATTGATTGCCAACGGTTATCTCCTGAATAATCGGATAATCAAGCTTTGTAACTAACTTTATGATACGTGTCTTCAGTTTATACCCAAAGCCGTCATCAAAGGTGACTTTCTGACCTATATATAAGTTAGGGTTATGAGAAGCAAATGCAACCGCATTGGATGCAAAAGAATAGTTGTTGTTGTCTTGCGTCCGTCTGTTTATCTCCTTGATGGTGCGTGCTGCTAATTCGTCTTGTGCGAGCTTCGTTTCAGATTCTCCCATAACGATGTTAAACAGTACGACCATGTTACACGTATAATCAGGCTTATCTTTGCCACGTGGATAAAGACCTTCACTTTCGTTGGTAGGAATGATGGTATCCCCACTTTGATATTTTAGTATCTCGTAATCGCCTTTTAATATAGATATTCCGCTATCTCCCTCGTTTGGCTTTGGCTCTATGGGGTTGTTTATATCGTGGTAGTGGAGTTCAAATCCATCTTGCCCGTTAGGTTGCCCTACCAAAGCCTGTACAAGAACGTCATATTCATTGCTTAGAGCATGGGTGTTGACCTTGAATATCCCCTTTAGCGTATATCCTTGTAAGACTTGCTTTGCTTTGTCTATCTCGTAATCATACCAATAGTGCGTAATTATATTTCCGCTATCGTCTTTGTCATGTGTCGTGTTGATAATGGTCTTTCCTGCTATCTGTGTTGTAGATGGGAAAGCAAGGCACATGTACCAAATTGTATATGTCTTTTTATTGCCTTTGTTATCAAGTTCTACTTCTTTTGTCTGCTCGTTCCTTAGAAACCTTACATGTTTACGAACATTATATACGTACAAATCAACATGGGGGTAAATATCATCAAAGGAGAGTGCCAATGTCTGTTTGATGGCATTTGACGCTTCAAATGCTGTCTTTGTGGTAATATTGCCGTCTGTATCTATGTATATACATCCATCGGGATATGTAGACTTGTTAAGTCCCAACCTTATAAGCGTGGCAACGTTTCCACTGCCAACAAGTGCCTTTGTAGACATGTTCTTTGTGGAGCCTTGAGGATAGAAGCAGTTGTAGTAATTCTCCTTATTACCGCTGATGCTTGCCGTCTGTACGTTATCATGCACCTTTAATGTAGGTACTTCTTCACCGAGGTTAATACTTATCTGACCGAAGTATAACGCTTTGTGTTCCCATGACAAATGCCACTCGCAAGCGTTGTTTTTGCATCCCTGAGCAATAGAAGATAATACAGAAAGTATATCATTCGCTGACACAGAGAAAGAAACAGACGCATCTACATTACCGCAAAGGGTATAAGTGAACTGCTGCGCTTTCTCTGTTATCCCTAACGCTTCATTGATAGCCTTGCAGGCGTATTCAAGTGCATTTGTCGTTAACCCTTCAAACGACCATTCTTGTTGCTTGATAGGGTTCTTATCTGCATCTGTAGTATCATAGAGAAACGGCACACGTGAAAGCCACATTAACGGGTGGTTAAATTCAGGGGCATATTTGAAAGCCGTGTTATCTTCATTCGGGGTGTAGGCATTGAGTAACCTATATTTTAGCCCATCATCAAAAGGTATAATATACGCACCAGCAGGCAAAGTAACCTTTAACTCGCTTTGCCATGACAGACGTACTAAGTTAGATTTACCTAACTCTTCTTCATGCTCTGCACCACTTGTAAGCGTTGCATCTATTATCTTATTGCCGTTGATGTCGTATATTACCATACGCACAAAGTTAGCGAGCATATAATAAAATGGTAGAGTAGGGGGCAATAGAAAAGCCACAACTAAAACATTGTGGCTTATTGGTATATTATCGAAGATAAAATCTAAATTACCTTATATTGGCTTTCTGTACTTGTTGCATCAATACTATCTGCCATAATTCGCATGATAGCTTCATTTATAGTGGCGTATGCGCATCCTACTTTTTCCTCAAACTCTTCGTCAAAGCCAAATAACTTATTTTGCATTTCACCTAACTTATCGTAACACTCATCTAAATTCTTCTTACAGTGTAGTAACTCTGCCGTATTCTCACTTAATGCTATTGTATTCATAGTCTTATTTCTTTTTATTGTCTGACTTCTTATTTATTCTCTCTGTTTCTAATGCGTGGTCTACTGTGTCATTTACCCACGCAGATAATTCTTGTAAATTCTTCATTGTCCCTTTGGTTTATAGGCAAGCACCTTGCCTAAGTTATACACTACTTGTTCTACCACCCATACAAGTGGATTGCCTTTCTTATCTGTACCATATTCATATATGATAGGCTCGCCCTTTTCGTCTGTGATAATCTCACAATAGGCAGACTTCACTTCAACAAGTGCATATGCTCTATTTTTCGCATAGCCTACATAAAGTTGTAAGGCATCATACTTGATAGGCTGCGCATTGCCGTTCTCATCTTCTATTTCAAACCCTTCTTCATCAAGCTGCAATAGCTTCTTGATAGTCGTTGGCTTCACTTCTCTAAACTCTTGCTTTTTCGTGCCTTTGATGATTTCGTCAAAGAAACACTGCTTAATGATAAGCGTTAATGTCTTCATACCTTATTATATTATAGAACGACCTTTGAGAGATTGAATTTCTTAAATGACCTAAACTCTTTCTTTTCGCAATCATAGTACGTCATAAGGTTTTCATTTGCCTTGCGCCCTGTGCCCTTTACAAGACCATCTATAACATTTGCCTGCAATGTGCCAAAAGCCTGTCTTAACTCGCCTGTTGAAGCCTTTACATAGAAGAATTGAACAACCTTTGTTTTCATTGCCTTTGCAAGTTTTGCAAGTTGCCACGCACGCTTTAAGCAAGCAGCGAAACTCTCACCTGTAATTCTGAACATACGCCAAGCGTCAGTCATTACCTCTCTCATAGTGTTCTTTAATGTTGTACTCATAATCTTTATAGTTTAATAGTTTTATACTTTGTTTCTTAATCACAATGCAAAGATATAATGTTTATTCTATATTTGCAAGTAAAAAGATAAAATCCATCTTATATTTAACTTCTGTTTGTAAATAAAGGGTGTATTTTATATTTGTTCACATAAAAATAAGTTGTATTTTATATTTTAGCCGTTTTTCTTGTTTTGTTAGAACTTAAATACTAACTTTGCACCTATTATTATATAATATAAACTCTATGAATCTAAAAAAAGTAATTAAAGAACGTGGATGGACGCTTGAACGTCTGGCGTCTGAAATGAAAGGCAAGGATGGCGTAAAGGGCGTTTCTCAACCATCAGTATCGAGTATTATTAATGGGAACCCTACCTTTGACAAATTGCAAGAGATAGCATCTATTATAGGTGTGTCGGTTTCTGAACTTGTGAAAGACGAAAATCAAATCAATGGCTACATAGAGGTAGGAGGCGAACTAAAAAAAGTTACTTCTGTTGAGGAACTGGAGCGAGTGTTGAGCGAGATAAAGGGCGAGCGACCGCCAATCCTGCACAAGAATATCCGAGGGAAAGAATATTTTGAGAAAAAGGCGGAGGAATAGTTTGCACATTTAGGGAATATTATATACTTTTGCGGAGGTATAACTAAAAACTATGATAAAATGAAAAAGATTATTTTATTTATTTTAGTCGCATTTTATTTTAATTCTGCTTATTCACAAGACTGGGAGATAGTGCACCACGATGCAGACCCTATGACTAAGGAAGAATCTTATGATAGCTATTCGTTTTCAGATAAAGCAGGAAATGAATTTATTATTTGGTCACATAGGGATAAAAAATTCAGATTAATATCGCATGGCTATATTTTCGACTATATTGGAAATACTCATATTGTCCCATTTACCGTTGGCTTTTATGATAATAACGGAACTTTCATAGAAAAAATAGAAATCGATGGCCATGTAAACGAAAGTGAACCAACAATGATGGAAAACCAATTCTCTTCAAAAAAGGTAAAGAAAATTGTTTCTTACATTAAAGAAAAAAAAGGAAGTGTACGCTTTCTTATACCTCTATATGGTAGATCTTCAGGAATGGATTTTACGGTTCCTTGCATGAAGAATTAGAAGCGTTAGGGTAGCCGTTAAGCTACCCCCTTTTTTATGTCCTATTGGTGGGGTTTGGCTCTATGAATGCAAGTCCTATCTTAGCAAAGGTACGTTCCGTATTCCTTGCAAAGGTGCAGCTCTTACCCGTGTACTTAAGATGATACACATCGGGGCTATCATCTGGGACTTGTATAGATACATCTCCCTTTCTCATTTCATTGACAAACGCTTTGTTCTTTGCCGTGAAGTCGGATGTGCTTGCACCTTCCATAGTGAAAGTAAGCGTTAAGTTCCTTTCATTTACCTTCGGTATGACATTAGCATACTGCACGCCATCTTTTAATCTGTCATTATTTGTTATATACTCTTTGAGAGGATAATAATTGTTGATAGTGTCCAGGAAATTATCTCCCATACGAACGCCCCACTCGGTAAGTGCGTTTTTGCCGTTTATTAGTAAATCTGCCATAATTACATGTCTTTAATATTCTTCTTGATGTCTGAAACATCACTACTTAACATTTTCAGTGTTTTGTTCATTGCGGATGTGTCATCGTGGATGCCCTGCAACTCAATGTAAGAGTTAACTTGGTGTGTTCTGATTTCATCCGCTATATTTCGTTGCTCTCCCATAAGAGATTGCATACCTCGAACGGTTATATCAATAGTGCTTATTTTGGTGGAAATCAGATCCTTTATTTGGTCACGTGATATATTCCCTGCCGTGGTAAGCGCAATGATATTACTTGCCTGCTCAAAGGTGATAGAAGATACACCGTTGGCTGACGCATTCTGTTCAGAGTCTTTCTTTTTGATTAGTCCAGCCTGTTCAAGTTCACTCCTCTTCTTCAATCCCAGTGCAGCGATTTCATCATTTCTATTCCTTATGTATGCGATTTCGCTATCGTCGAGACCATCTTCGGCAGCCTTAGCAATATATTCATATAGCTCTTTGATTTTCGGCTTTAACTCCTCGTTGGAAAAACTTTCTAACAACGCATTGCTTATCAGTTCGTTAATGTTGTTAGCAAAATCCTCCGTTGTACTTTCAAGATTTTTCAATACAGACTTATAAGAGTCCATAAATCCGTCCCAAGATTGCCCTGTGAGTTTCTCGTTAAGCGCAGATACAAGTTCTTCTTTTTTTCCAGAACGCTCTATATATTCCTTAACAAGGTCTTCAGGAGATTTATGTCCTCCGTTATCAAAGAACTCGCGCCACGCCGTATCAGCAGTTTCTTGCAACGTCTTCATTTCATTTGGAGAAAGTTTCCACATATCTGTAGAACTAAAAACTTTTGCTTTTGAGCCTAATTCTGAAAGACGCTTATTAAACTCATTCCAACCCCACCAGTCTCTACTTTTAGAATGCGCATTGAATGAGCCTTTCCCGCCAATTCCCAGAAAGCCGTACCCTTTGTTTGTCCACTCACTTGCTCTCGCGTCTATCGCCCTGCGCTGGTTCGCCTCCCATTCATCTTCTGCGGCTTTTGCTTTTTTATATGACTCTATCGACTGCTTATTTGTATTATCTTTCTTGCCGATGTTCTTAGACAAATCTTCTATTGTCTGCGCAAGTTTCTCGTTTGCTTTTGTGAGCTTAGAGATTTCTTTCTCCATCTCTTTTTCGTTTCCTCCACCAGCAAACCAACTGCTTATACCGCTAATGATGCCGCCAATTATATTCCCGACACCTTTAATAACGTCCAGCACAATGCGAGGTATTTGTTGCAAAACAGTTTCTACTACTTTTGCAACCTTGTCTAATATACCTTTGATGAAGCCAGCAGGGTCGTCGCCGAGAGCGTCTATGATTTGCAGGATAGCCCCAATCAAGCCGCCTGCTTTTCCGCCAATAGTCCCAATTAATCCACCAACACCACCTTTCCCAGCAATAGAACTGATTAGGTTTGCAATTCCATCAGCAAAGCCTTTCAGTGTACCGTTAGACATCTGCTGTAAGGCAGAACTAAAGTTATTAAGACCTTGAATAGCCTTATTTGTGCTATTAGTCAGGTTGCCCTGTTTGTTATTTTTGTCTTCTTTTGCGTTATTCAAGTCGTCAGCCGTGGTGTCAACTTTCACTCTTGCAGCATCAACGGCAGCCTGCGCTATCTTCCTCGATGAGTCAGTAGTCGCATTCGTGAGTAACTTTTCGGCTTTATCCAAATCCTCAATAGCCTTAGTATGCGCTTTCGTCTTCTCTTGCAAATTACGTACGCTGTCTTGATAGGCTTTTGTTTGTTTTTCTATTTCCGCCCATTGAGAGAATTTAAATGGAGACGTGGCTTCACCGACACCTTCCTTGCGTAACTTTTCTTGTAAGTCGATGTAAGCTTTCTTATCAGACGGAGAGAGCGCCTTGAATTCTGCCGTACGCATGTATTGCTCAACCTCTTTCAGTGTGTCTTTAGCGATGTCTTTTAACACACCACCGATACCACCGAACGTTGCTCCCCAGTCTATATCAAGCGCAAGGTTTCCCGTGTTCGATTTCGCAAGCGCACTTGCTTTTTCCTTTTCGAGTATTTTCCTGCGATTTTCGTCCTTTTCCTTTGCTATTTTCTCGTCATATTCCTTAGCTATGGCGTACATCTGTTGCTGCACGGTTCCATACTCTTTCAGATAATCGTAGAGTGCTTGCAGTCGTTGTACCTCCAGTTCCTTATTCTCGTTTGCGTGCTTGATCTTGATGTTAGCCAGCATCTCGTCAAACTTGGCGTTTTCTGACGCAGATAGCGTAACAGTGGAGCGGTTGAACGTTTTATCCTTGTTATTTGGATTAGCCTTGAACTCCGCCTCTGCCTCATCTTGCTTCTTCTTCAGATACTCTTGCTTTTGCTTATCTATCTGTTCTAATTCTTTTTTATGGGCAAGTTTCATAGCGGCAATAGTTTTCTCGCTACCCTTTTGGAGAGCATCAATGCGCGTCTGCTCTACTTGGTTCTCGAGTTCGACCAGTGCTTGTGATTTGGTAATTTTCTTGCTATCCAAATCATTTAAAGATTTTTGATGATTTTTTGCTGCTATTTCACGTGCTTTCTTTGCTTTCTCTGCGGCTTTTGTTGCTTTCTCACGTGCTTTCTGTGCTTTCTTAGCTGCACTTTCGGCACTCTTAGCTGCCTTTGCAGATGCTTTCTCCTCGCTTTCCAATGAGCCGCCAGAGAGTTTCTTGTAGCTTTCGTTTGCTGCATCAAGTTCCTTTTGCGCTTCTTCTACTTGTGCAATGGTAGATTTGCTGCTTTTTTTCAACCTTGCGAGTTTTTTTCTTGCAGATATGACGGATGACTTTGCAGTACTTACGGCTTTATTGTAGTTGCCGCTGGTATTGCTGGTGTTATTCGATGTAGGTTTTATTCCGTACAACGTTTCATTAACAATCTCTTTTGACAATCCATTCTCATCGGCAAACTGCTGCACACGATCGTTGAACCCTTTATTGTTGCGATGGAGTTGTCTTACCTTTATAAGCATATTATTGGCTTGTTCTAAGCTTTCTGCACCTCTCGCACTTATAGAAGATTCTGCAAATCCTCGAAGCCCCTTTGGAGTACTATCACTATACCCAGAACCCCGTAACATTTTCTCAGCTGTCGTTGCTATACGCTTGCCGTTTTTGAAATAGTATATTGTTTCTTTAAGAACCTTATCGTTTCCATCAGCAGATTCATTTACTTTCTGCATTAAGAAGCGAGTCGTTTGCGCTCCGTATTTCTGTCTTAACTGTTCGTAGATTTCATGTCTTATCCCTTGATTCTTTTCCTCTACTACCTTCGAACTATTATCATAAAATTGCTTTAATTGGCGTGCTGCTACACTTTTGCGAATGGCCTCAGTTAAACGACTATAACTTGATGTAAGCGTTCCGGTGCGTTCAATCTCCGCTCTCAGTCTGCTATCATACTGCCCATACTGAGAGATAATAGCGTCCTTAGCTGCTTTCCATCTAGCAGAACCCTTCTTTGTCGTTTCAAGAATTTCACAGAGTTTATCAAGTTTGCGAGTTTCTTCAGATGTTGATTTCTGAACCTCATTATTAGCATCATTTAGCTTGCTTTGTACGTCTGCAACTGCGCTTGAGGTATCTCGCATTGTCCACATAACACCGACTAATGCCATGATAGCTGTTAAAACTGCAACATAAGGATTAGCGAGCATAGTTGCGTTTAGTGCGGCTGTTTTAGCTTTAAGCGCATCAACGGCAAGACTTAATACAGTTGTTCCCTGCATAGCCGCCAATCGCTGAATTGCCTGCGCTTTCTCTAACGCCATATTGAGTACAAGCGCGGCACGATATGCCCCATACACGATTACGACTTTTTCAAGAACCTTTCCTATTGTTTCGTAGTTCTCAACAAGGTATGTACCAGCCTTTACAGCATTCATGATGACACCCTCGCCCTTAGAGCCTATCTCATTGAACATATTATCGAAAGACTCTTGAAGCATAGAAATCTGACCATTGAGAGTCTTTGCGCCCTCTGATGACATACCAAAGAACTTACCACCTGCACTTGTGGCAGAGATAAACGCATCCTGCACCATCTTTGAAGTGATAGCACCCTTTGCCATCTCATTTTTAAGTTCACCGATAGATTTACCAGTCTTGCGTGAAATCTCCTCCAATGGATTGAACCCAGCATTGACCATTTGCATGAGGTCCTGGCCCATCAGCTTGCCTGCACTGCTCATCTGTGAGAAAGCAAGTGCAAGGGAATTGAATTTCCCTGAATCGCCCATGGAAATATCGCCTATCGCCTTTAGGTAATCTATAGACTTCTCTGCCTCGATACCGAAAGATGTCATCATCTGTACCGCACCTACCATGTCTTTTGTGTTCAACGGCGATGCGAGGGCATACTCTTTAATTTGCCCCATGATGTTGTTTAGGCGTTCCTCATTACCTCCCAATAGGACTTTAAGGGACGTTTCCATGCTCTCGAACTCTGCACGTACGGATATAACCCTGCTTGCAAGTTCTTTCAGTCCCATACCGCCAAGGATAATACCGCTCATTTGCTTGAGCTTACCCGTGATCATGGCCATGGTTTCTGCCGTTCCGCCACCTTCCTGCCTTAATGATGCATATTCATCACGGAGTTTCTTTACTGATAATCTTGCCGTTGCCTGCTCTTGTGTGAGCGCAAATAACGATGCCTTTTCTTCATCAAGAGCCTTTTTGGCTGCTTTCCATTCTGCAAGTTTAGCATCAGATGTTAAAGGGGATGATTTTACCGACTCTCGATAAGATTCGCCCAACCGCTTAACATCTGCGGCAACGTCCCGAACAACCCCCTTCTGTGCAATAATCTTCTCTGTGAAGTCATTGACACCCTGTGAAGCTGCAAATATCTTCTGCTTGAAGTCTGTTTCCATTGCAGCAGAGGCTTCGGCAATCTTACCAGTGACAGTCCCTAATTCCTTAGAAGTCTGTTGTAATTTACTATTCAGCTTATTAAAGGATGTAGGGTCTTGAATAGCATCTACACCTTTAATCTCCTGCTTTAACTTCGTTATCTCATCTCGTAACCGCTGGACTTTCTCATAGTCCGCTTCTACTCGGAATGATAATTTTGCCATGTTTATTGTCTTTTTCTTCTTTGTGCCAATTCTTTACCGCTAATCTTCTTCACAACATCGCCATATACTTCATGTTGCTTGTCCCGTAACATTACCATAAGATTGCGATATGGAATCTGATTCAACACTTCGTCATATGTCAGATGCAAGCTATCTATAAATGACGCTATTTGCCCCAAAAGGGTTTTATTGCCGACTACTTCGGACTTGCTGCCAGCAGGCTTGCGTTCCTCGTCAAACTGACAGCTTTCAAGAAAGGGTTTATCCCTACTAAATCTAACACGGATGTAAGAGCGTCAACGACTTCTTCAAATGTGCCATCGCTTAATGTTTCAGTAAGTGAGGAGTCTCCCTTTATGAACCATGATAACGCCTTAGCGTACTGTATACAATCTTTTGCAGAAAGAAGCATGTCTTTTATCGTGCCATCCTCTGAAAACTCTAACTCACTGATACACGATATAGCTCCTGCGAGTCTTTTAATCGTTGGAGGCTGCACGGGATATGCCTTGTTGTTTACATACACTATGATGTAATCAGCTTCTATAATTGCATCTGATACTAATTTACTTGCTTTACTCATGCTGAAAATAAAAAAGGGTGGAGGTGGTATTTTCGCCACGTTCCACCCCGATATTATCCTGAAACCTTACCCTATGCCAAAGCCTTTACCTCTGACTCGTCAAAGTTATACTCTGGTGACACACCATCAACAATAGGAGTCTGAACAAGACCCTTAACTGCAATAGCGATAGCCTTGTCGGTATTTGCCTCACGTGCTACAATCTGACAGTTAGGGAAGATGAACCATACATCGTCTTCAGTCAGACAGAACAGAGCCTTCTTGATGACAACCTTGTTAGTAGATCGCTTCCAACCAACGATGTTATCTTTATCAGCGCCTGCACCGCCCTTCTTGACGACTTCGCCACCCATAAGAGCAGCTTTGGCGGCATAGTCATACTGACCGATTGAGAACTGAGGGGTAATCTCTCCTTGAGTGGTGTCATAGCGGTATGCTTGACCCGTGAGTTGGTTCTTGTATGGAGTAACAGAAGCCTCGCTCTCTTCAATGTTCCATGTTTCACCATGCACGTTCATTACCTCATTCTTAGCAGTCTTAGCAGCCTTGATGATTGTACTTGCAGTTGCTGCGGTGAGGTCATTATTGATTACGGAAATGTCAGCATAAAAAATCTTCTTAATGCCAACGGCTGAAATTTTTCCCATATTTACTTTACGTTTAATGCGTTAAACAATATTCTACAATTAATAAAATGGCACTTCAAAGCAGTGTCCGCTTCAATGTGGATAGTATCTATCTCATAGTTGTACCTTGTTCCATCAAACTCATCTGTTACGCTTTTGAAGAGTTCTTTTGCCTTTCGCTCCAATTCTTTTAATCGAAGTGTATTGGCAATACCCAACCCCAAATCCGGAACACACAGATTGACTTCACAAAAACACTTCTCCCAATACTTGCTCGGGGTCTGTCCTTTGACATGGATAGTAATGCGTTCATCTTTCAACTCCCCATTAATGGTTTTGCCGAAAGGAACTATCCCTATCCCAAACGCCTTGCAATCTCGGTAAAGAATATCTGCTATGTCGGTAGTTACTATCATTCAAACATTTCTTTTAGTTTCTTCTCTGCTCTCAATGCTGAACCGCTTAAAACTTCAAATCCCTTTGCCTCGACATAGGAAGCGTAATCAGCGGTGTTCTCTAATGTCAGTCCGTCCTTGTCTACATCGTATGTGTTGGACGTTCTCAAAATAAGAGTGTGGTCTTGGTATGTTCCGCTTTCTTCTGCATCCTTAACGGCTGCATCGCCCACGTCTATCATACCCTTTTGAACCTCCCACTCTAAATCATCAAAGAACTGGTCTACATCGGAGAAATCACTATCTATAACCATAGTTCAGAGTTATTGAAATAGTTAGCGTTCTTTACAATGTAAACCTTACCTTCTCCTCGTACGCTTTCCCCCTCAAGACATCTTACCTCTGTACCTGCTTTAATATCGACATTCATCTCACATACTACGTGATAATTAGGTCTGTATACCTCACCATTAGGAGAGTTAAACTCCTTTGTGGTGTTGTCATCGCAACGGCACTTACAGAGTGTTACCCACTCTTCACCTCCCGTGTTAGGGATTGAGTGTCCGTATTCGTCCTCTTGGAGTGGTGTAAACCTTTTAACCTGCAATATGTGGGGTGCAAATATCATAAGATGCGTATCTTCGGTTTATTGTCGTTGAGTTCGTCTTTCAATCCATACTTCTTACAAAGGAGAGAGTAATAGTCCTTTACGCCTTGAGTGTTCCACGACATAGAGAAACCGCTCTCATTGATAGAAGTAGGACGAAGTAAAAGGGATGGAATAAATCGGGCAATAGCAACAGATATAGAATCTACGTTATCACTCATCACATCATCATCTATTGCTACTTTCGCATTGAGAGACATATCCAACAAGTCAGCCTCCGACACTTGTATGCCGAAGGACTGAAACTTGCTTGATATGTATTCCCTTACGTTCATTTTGTCAACTTGGTAAGGTCAAGTGTGGTAATGAGTGTTGGGTCTGCAATCTGCGGAATCCACTCTGCGGTGTACTCTAAGTAACGTCCGTTGTGGTCACGATTAGCAGCCACAAGCATATCACCATCACCCGTTGGAGTGTAGGTCATACCTGGTACTGGGTCGGTCTGCTCATACGGAGTGTGGTAACGCATATAGCCAACCTTATCCTGCGGAAGGAGTGTGATATGACCATCTGCATAAACCTGCACATTCTTGCCGTTCTGTTCTTTCACGTAGTCATCCTTGATTTCGATAGCAGGGAGACCAATACCCGTGAAGAGGTCAGAAGCAAGGTCGGATGTTACAAGACCCGTAGAGAGATACATTTGATTAGAACCAAGCTGCATCTTGAACATGTCACCGAACTCAGAAGAGCCGATGATGTGCTTCATGAATGTGCCACGGCTCATAATCATCTTTGAGTACTTACCGAAGTCAGGAGCAAGCTCGTTGAGTTTGTTCATGAGGTAAGTAACCATCTTCTTCTTTGTGCCGTCGATAACGTCACTATCCTGCAACTCGATAGCGTTCATAGGAAGCTCGATGTTGAGGAACTCTGTAGCGTTCTGTTCTGATACTGCCTTGTCCTTGTTACGGACAGAAGCCTTACCAGTCATAAGGAGGTCTCCAACAACCAAATCCATACGCTTATGAGCAGCAAGCATTACCTGACGATAGTCATCGTAAATAAATGCGATGATGTCGTTGAGTGCTGATACTTGCCCTGTAGAGTTCGCCTCGTTGTACTTATCGAGCAAATCCTGCAACTCTGATAGGCGGTTTACGTCCATCTGATAGCGGTCGCCAAGATAAGCGATCTCGCCGTAACCCTCGCCCATGTTCCTACGCTCACGGATTGGCTTCTCACCAAATTGAGAGTTGATAGAACCTGCCATCACGCCACGAACAGAACCGATATAGTCCTTGAATACTCGTGTAGTGGTCTTACGCCAATCGAGGAACTCCTGCCAATAAATAGCGTCCGTTCTTGTTTGAAGGACACGATTAATAACTGCACCTACGATAGCAGGCTCGTTAAATAATGATTGAATAGTCAATGTCATAATATGCCCTTTCTTTTACTCGTTAAACTGGAAGTGAGGAAGGTTAGCCTTATCCTTCTGTGAGAAAGGAGTTACCAACTTCTCTGGTTCAATCTCAAATGCTCTCTGTAAGAGTGCGACACCGTTAATGCCGTCTGCAACCTTATGAGTTTCATAAAGTGCAGAGTTAGCGACATTCTTAGGGGTTGTGCCGTCTGCTGCCTTAGCCTCAAACAACACATCACCAGACTTCAATGCACCGATAGCAGCAGAGAGAGTGACCTCGTCATACTCTGCCTTTGACTTGTCAATGGCGTTAACTGTTGCACCCTTAGTGCCGTTGCCGAGGATAGTTCCCATAACCACGTATGAACCCTTAGCAATCTTCACCTTGGTGTCAGTTGCACCGACATTCTCCTTTACGAGAACATTTACCACAATCTTTGCGGTCTTTGCCTTGAGGTCGGCTGCAATAGGAGTGAATGAAGGAACATAGCTGCCTACTGCCAATCCTGCGACATCAAGGACGTAATTGCCACGACGACGAAGACCAGTAGAGACATCGTAACGCTCTTCCGGCTCCTCCTTTGGTGGCAAATTGTACTTAAATCCTGCCATAAATTACTTTTTGTTTTGTTCTACAATCTCTTGTGTTCCCTTGTCGATTTGTTCAGCAATGGAACTAATCTCGCTTTTGTGTTCGTTGTTTCCCTCTTCGGGAGACTTTGCGAACTGGAATCCACCATTCTGCATCTCCTGCTTCACGTCCGTGAAGTACTGATTAAGGTCTACATCATCAGCGATTTGCTTTCCTTTATAGACATATTCAGGGATACCGAATGATTTTGCCACTGCTGCAATCTGTTGGTTGCGTTCGTCCGCCTTTGTCTTTGCGTCCATTGCAGCTAACTTCTCGCTCAATGTCTTATTAGAATCAATAAGACTTTGCGCCCATGCTGGCACTTGTTCCGTTGTCTGTGGAGTCGGTGTTGGTAGTGGGTCTTGTGGCTTTGGTTCCTCGATTGGCTTTCCGTCCTTGATGTTGTGCTTCTTCTCGTAGTTTGAAACTGCGGTTTTCTGCGCACCATCAGCCCGATAGTCGCCATAGCTTGTTAGAACGTCTTGAAAGGAGATACCCTCAACGATAGAGTTTACCTTGCTCTCGTCCGTTACTCCTTCAGCTTTCTTGCTTGCAATGCGCTGAAGTGTGGCATCCTCAACCCCTTGAAATTTGGTTTTAAGTCCTGCCAAAATTTGTTCGTAAATGTTCATACTTTATAAAGTGTTATCCTGAAACAATCTTTTGCAACAAAGATACACATTACAAGAATGGGATTTGCGTTTTTCAGTGGTTCAGAAATGACAATAAAACGGTTGTAATAAAAAGCCGCCTATACTCACGTACAGACGGCTGAAATAATGCATAAACAGTTATATAATGAAGCTATTCTTTTGTTTGTGTTGTTGGTTGATCTTCCTTTTTATCTTCTTTGATTTGTTGCAATTCGTCTTGCAGTTCGCCATAGTTGGAACAATAGGCAACTCCATGCTCTGTGCTCCACACACCACCGCTGACGGCAGCGGCAGCCGGTTCGCCCCTATCACGCCCGCTATCCATCATGAAAGGAAC